CAAAAGGAAAATTTCAAAAGATTCTGGAATTTTTATGGTTTACACAAGTCGGTATAACGGTTTAGCAATTACAACTGATTTGAACGAAATACCTAATCACAGTTTAGTAAGGGAATTTAAAAGTTATGAAGAAGCAAAAAAGGAAATTGATGCAAGGGCTCTCGATAAAACAGGCTTCGATATTAAACATTCTAATTAGTTGCGTGAATGCTGAAGAGATGGCAATGTTCATATCAAACTTGCCAAAAAGTGATCAAGAAGTCGCTGATAGTATACTTTTACTTTTACACCTAGAATCTATGGAAGACAAATGGAAACTGGAAGAAAAGGAAGAGTTTCCAGAAGCTTCAATACATTTGAAAAAGTTTGATAAAGCTGGTGAACGTAGAATGATAGCGAAATGGATGGATGATCAAATGGAATTGCCATACCCTACTGATGAAGAAATAATAAAAGCATTTGATGAAAATCGTGACCCATTTGAAGATCCAATTTACTTAAAAAGATTAAATGATTATTATGAAAAAAATCCAGAGAAGAAAAGGAACTCAATATGAAAACAGTAATACCACCAATTGATTCATACAAAGAATGTATTAAACAAATTGATAGATTAGTATGGGGCACAATTATTTTTAATTCAATTACTATTGGTTTAATCGGTATCATTCTTATAAATGTGTGGTCTTAAAATGATACCTTTCAAATTCTTTCCATCACCAGTTTCTACAACTGATCCAAAATACTCAACAAAGTATTCACAGAAGATGAAAAAAGTAACACCAATTGAAAAGAAAACAAAACGTCAACCAAAAGGCAGATTTGATCAATACGCATAATGAATATAAAAATTGAAGATAATTATTGTAGTGAAGAAGTTTTAAAAGATTTAAAAAAAATATTTGCAGACAACTATTTCCCATGGTACTATCATGAAAATAAAACTACTCAACCAGATGATGGTCTTTACCAGTTTGTTCATGTTTTATATGAAATAAATGTGCCAACGTCTAATTGGTTTCCTAATGTAGCTAAAGTTCTAGCAAATAAAAATCCAATATATGTTCGTATAAAAGTCAATCTACAACCAGATATTAATCGTGGTGCTCAATCTGGATTTCATAATGATATGGCTTTATATCCAGGTCATACAACATCTATACTTTATATGAATACAAATAATGGTTATACAATATTTGAAGAGAGTGGGCAAAAGATCGAGTCAGTTGAAAATAGATTGGTAACTTTCCCATCACATTTAAAACACGCAGCTATTGAAAGCACAGATTTGCCTCGAATCGTGATGAATTTCAATTATTATTAATGTTGTATAAAAACAACAGGCTTGACATTTGAGTGTTTACTTGTTAAAATGATATTATATTAATTAAATTATGAGGTTTTTATGTTTTTACCACCAATAGAATATTCGCAATATAAGTTGAAGAAGATAAATGAATTAACACCATCTTCTAATTTAGATTTCGTAAATACAGAACACGCAGCTGCAATTCATTTTGTAGGGCGTAAAAAATTAAAACTTAGTGATGTTTACAATCCATCATCTGATAAAGATGGTAATCACAATAGAGAAAAAGTCATTTCACCTTCAGATAGACAAAAGTTGAAAGACTATCTTGAACAGCATGGTTGGGACACAGCTGAGAAATTACCAATCATACATTGGTGTGAATCAAGTAAGAGGTGGTGTTTAGTAGCAGGGCACCACAGAATAGATGCTCTATACACAATGTACATAGAGGACAATCCAGATTTTGAGTTTTGGTTTGAGGTTTTTGAGTTCGATAATGCAGTAGCAAAAGCTGTTGTTGGAGGTCGAACTAATGATGAAAAACCTCATGTTAAACAAGAAGAAAAGGATATCGAATCTTGTTTGATTGATTTACATATTCAAGGTAAATTACCCAATGATGAAAATGACGTACTTAAAATTATCAAAGATATGAGTCCCTCTTCTAAAGAAGCTGGTAGAACCAAAATTTTAAAAAGAGTTTTTGGTGCGTTAAATAAAAAAGTAAAGTTTGAACTCTTAGATGCAAAATTAATCAAACAACACTTATATGGTGAGGGTCCTAACAAAGCAGGTAAAAGATATACAAATGCACCTGAGTGGGTTAATGGTAAACCCGAGAATTCGACAGATGTTGTTAAAACGAGAGATTATCCAAATGGTGAAAGAATAGTCAATATTGTCATGAGAGGTAATATGATTGATAGAGATGTAATTGCAGCTGTTGCCAGAAATGAATTTCAATTTGGTTGTAGAAGTAGATTGTATGTTCATTTAGGTGAGAGGCCTAAAAATAATGATGATTTAGTGAAAAAAAGATACAATCTTTTGGAATCAATTCATAAAGCACTAGACAGGATGTCATTAAACAGGAATAAATTAGGTAATAAAAATAGATGTAAATGGAATACAACTAATGGTCTTTGGGATATGATTATCAGTATCAATTTTTTTGTGCAAGATACAGAGTTTGATGATGTATCTAAGTTTATCTCTGCTTCTGAGGTTGACAGACAATATAAAAAGTACCAGAAAGGCCACTCTTTCAATAAAGTTCATCCTTTAGATAATGTGATTGAAATACAGAAAAAGATTGCGTGATAAATATAATACTACGTTGGGGTGGTGTCTTTTGCATTATGTTAGGTGCAACATTTGTTACCTTCAACATACAACCTTTTAGTGTTATTTTTCTTAGTTTAGGAACATTCTTATATTTGATATATGCTTATATCGTAAAAGATTGGGCATTGTTTATTATGAATATGTTTTTGTTTTTAGTTTATGGTGTAGGAGTTTTCATAAGGGTCTAATATGGAAAAGAAACAGTATCATACAATCTTAGGTGCAGTTATATCTCTAAGCCTACTTACTATTTTAATTTTTTATCTTTATTTTGATATAAAATATCAAAGAGACAAACAAGTCTTTGTTGAAATAAATCAGATTAGAGAGAGTATTGTTAAAATCAAAGAGCTGAATATTGAACAACAAGATAAAATAGATGATTTAAAAGACAAGTACGAGTTGATCACAGTTCCAGATCCAGTAACATACAAATCAATTGATTTATTCTGTTTAGCAAAAAATATTTACCATGAAGCAGGCGTAGAAAGTGACTTTGGTAAAATAGCTGTAGCACAAGTTACTCTTAATAGACTTAGAAGTGGACGTTGGGGCGATTCAATCTGTAAAGTTGTTATGGCTCACCATCAATTCTCATGGGCAAATAATCGTTCAATTCGTTGGAAACATCCTAAAGGTCCTCTTTGGAAAAAATCGAAACAAATGGCATATAAAATTTTAAGCCGTGGTCTTGAGTTGAAAAACTTTCAACACGCACTATATTATCACGCTGATTATGTAAGTCCAAATTGGGCGGCGCCAAAATATAGAATAGATAAAATTGACACACACATTTTTTACAAAAAAGCTTTATAAGAAAAATTATATGATGAATAAAAGTGATGCTCCAGAGAAATATGATGGATTCTATTTTTTACCAATAATAGATGATGAAGAAGAAGGCTTTGATTTCAAATATTTTAGTGTAACTGAAAAAAACGCCTCGCACGAACCAATCGAAAACACAAAACTAGGCGATAAGTATCACATTTGTTTGCTAAAAACGAGTAAAATGAATAATCCAGAGTTTGATTGCTCATTTGAAGCAATTTTAGGCGACCCTGTGGGCTATATAATGAATCTTACAGGTCACGGAGTCTACGGAGCAATCATTCGTAAGACAAAAACTTCAGGCAAATGGTTTGAAACCTACTTGACAAACATTAAACTAAGAATGTATAATAAAAAAGTAACAAATATGTTGAAATCAATTCTTGGAGATAAAATAAATGAGTCCAAATAACAAAAAGAAACTATTTAACGACCTTGAAGAAGGCAAAGTCGAAATTATTTTTGAAAAATTAAATAAAGAGCGTAGAAAAATGATATGTACGCTAAATCCGGGTGCTCTTGTAGCAAAATTTGGCACAAAAATGAAAACTGAGCCAAAATTTGATGCAAATACGAAAGCTCAACCCGTTCTTGATCTAGAAAAGCAAGAATGGCGCTCATTTCGTTGGGATTCTGTTAGAAATTACACTACAGCTACACTTACAGAAAAGGAAACAGCATGAAATATGTGATCGAAACGCTTGAGATCACAAGAAACTACTATGTAATTGAAGCTGATAGTGAAAAGCAAGCAATTGAAGCATCAAAAGTTGGTATGGACAACTGGCATGAACAATTACCAACGGTTTTAGTGAACTGCTCAGAAATGGATGAGAATCAAATTCGTTATTTGTCAAAAAAACAATTTTGGAATGATGTTTATACAAAAGTTGATGAAAAAACAGGTATAGATACTATGTATGAGTTAAATAAAAAGACAAATTATAGTAGGGAAGATTCATACGACACTAAATTAGAAAATAAAGAGGATTAGTGTTTATACTAAGATCATATGAAACTCATGATTTTCTTTATATCATATATCACTAACATTTACTAAATTATTATATAACCCATTTAATATAGGAGGCATTATGAATAAATGGACTAAGCCAGCAGCGACTGATTTAAGATTTGGATTTGAAATCACAATGTACGTTGCATCTAAGTAGTATTATTAGCTAACGATACCCCGCTTAGGCGGGGTTTTTTTTGGGATAGAAACAATATGGACGTTATGACTCTCTGGATGGCAGTAGGTTTTATTTTTGCTGGTTACGCTGTAATTGCAAATGATTCTGTTCAAACACTTGGAACATGGATTGCTTCTAATAAAGAAAGATTTAATTGGAAAATTCTTTGGGGATTTGCAAGTGCAGTATTACTTTATACATTATGGTTTGGTTGGTATACTAATGGTGGTGATATAAGTTATGGCCGATTAAACAAAATACCTTTTCAAGAGATTCAATGGTATCATGCAATGGCACCAGGTATCCTATTAATACTAACCAGAGTAGGTATTCCAGTTAGTACAAGTTTTCTCGTATTGTCAGCTTTTGCCTCGTCATTTGTATTAGAAAAAATGTTGATGAAGTCTATGATGGGATATGCAGTTGCAGCTGTAGCAGCCTATCTTATTTGGATTATAGTTTCAAAAATACTTAATGAGTTTGATCATGTCAAGGAAGAACATAAAAGGTACTGGCGAATAGGCCAATGGTTTACCACAGGTTGTTTATGGTTTACATGGCTTGGTCATGATATGGCAAACATAGCTGTATTCCTTCCTAGAGTGATTCCATGGGACTTAATGGTTGCTATATCATTATTATTTGTAATGGGTTTAGGTTTTATGTTTCGTGAAGGTGGGGGTAAAATTCAACAAATAGTATTATCAAAACATAATACTAGATATGTAAGAAGTGCAACAATCATTGATGGTGTTTACTTTATTATATTATGGTTTTTCAAAGAGCTAAACGATATACCAATGTCAACAACATGGGTATTTGTTGGGTTACTTTGTGGTCGTGAACTTGCAATGGCTACAGTTACAGGTAATGGTAAATTTAAAGTAGTCTTTCCTATTATCACTAAAGATTTTTTTAAGATGATGATTGGATTAGGTGCTTCAGTAGGCATAGTTCTTTCAATACATTACATAATAGTACCGAATGGATTTTAATGAACATTAGAGATAGAAATATTACAATACTTAAAAATAATTTAAACGGTGACGATAAGATTACTATAAGTAGAACAATCTCAGATATAGAAAACTTAACTGTATTTGTGCATTATAAAAAACAATGTGAGTCAATAAGCCATTGGACTGTTGGTGAGTTCTTAGATTTTGTTGAGAATGAATTACACTTCACCCAATACAGAGATGTTCTAAAAGTTGTTAACCGGCAGCGAAACTAGAACCACACCCACAAGTTGCTTTGGCGTTTGGATTTCTTATTACAAATTGTGACCCATTAAGATCATCTTTATAATAGATTTCTGAACCAACCAAGTAACCATAACTCATACTATCTACTAACATAGTGACACCAAACTTTTCTACTTTAGTATCATCTTCTTCTATCTCTTCAGCAAAAGAAAAGCCATATTGAAATCCAGAACATCCTCCTCCTTGTACAAATACTCTTAACATCATTCGAGAAGCTTCTTCACCACTTTCCCTAATTAATTCTTTTACTTTTTTAGCTGCACTCTCAGCAAGTACAAATGGAACCGGCATTTCTTGTTCTGGCATTTTTGCTAAAGGATCCATCAATTGTAATGTTTCTTGATTAACTTCCATATTCGATTCCTTTTTTTATCCATTCTCTTACAGCTATTTTGAATTGTTCTCTAGCTTCAGGAACTAACATTGAAGCAGTTTTACTTATTACAATATATTCTCTTTCTTCATCATATAAAACATGAACTAATATATTTTCTCTTACTTGTACTGGTCTATAATATTCATGTTTATTTGCTTTGTCAATTTCTGCTTTAATTAAATCCCATCTTGGTGCTTGTGGATTACCACTAAAAGGACTTCCACATGAAGCCGCTGTTGCTTCATTAGCAATAAAAATTAAACCACTACATAATACAAACCACATTGTAAACATTACTAATAATTGTTTCATTATTTCACCATATATTTTGCATCTTTAAGATACGCAGCTAAATTATTTATTTCTTCATCAGTCAATGATTTTGCCATCATTATCATTAAAGCTGAATTAGGTCCTATTTCTTTACCACTTCTATATGTTTCTAATCTATCTTTTATATAAGACATTTCTTTACCTGATATTTTAGGATAACTGGCTGCACCTTTACCGGCAGGTCCATGACAATTCTTACAATTTACATTGTATCTTTTTTCACCAGCTACTTTGTCTCCAATGCTAGTATCTTGAACGCTATTACTTGCTAATACTTGTGTTGATGTAAAGATCCAAATAAAAAGTATAAACCAAATTGGTATTACAATTGCATTTATTATCCTAATCATCTACCTCTCCTTAAAACATTCATTGAACTAGGGCAACCAAAACCTGGTCCCACATTATTACTTTCTATATGTGGTTCAGGCCTTTTACCATTTTTCCATCTAGCTGGACAAGTGTATATACATTGAAACCCACCATCAGATAATTTCTTTTTCTGTTTGATATAACACCACATATCATCTCTACGATCTTTCTCTCTTTGTATCTTATTAATTCTTTCACGTTTTTTTGCTTCAACAGGATCAACACCTCTTGGTGGTGGTACCGCACCTACACTAAAGCTTAAGACTATGAGAAGAAGAAAAAGTTTCTTAATTATACCGGACCTCCCGTTGCACCGCCAATAGAATATTTTTCTTCTGCTGTTTGAACTTTACTTTGTTTATATCTTACAATTACAACACCTGAACCTCCGGCTGATCCCCCAGCTGGTGAAGCTGGTGTGTAACCACCTCCACCTCCACCACCTCGATTCGCAATTGCATCTACGGTTGCAGCTTGAGAGGCGCCATTAGCTCCACCTCCGAAACCACCTATTCCTCCGGTAACACCATTCGGTGTTGAACCAGCACCTCCGCCACCGGCATAACCTACCATATCTCCTGATATGTTGAAAGCTAAACCTCCACCTCCAGGTCCGTTACGGGCAGCGGCATGACCTGTACTACCTTTTCCACCAGCACCGCCTCCGCCACCTGAAGCACCCCAATCTACGATTACACCACCACCTCCTGAACTACCTGCTCCTCCAATTCCGGTAGCAGCTTGAAAACTTAATCCTGCAAGTGCTCCAGGTCTAGAGGCTCCTGGTCCTCCAACACCGCCACCTCCAGAACCACCACCTCTACCTCCTGGTCCATCATAGTGACCACCGCCTCCACCTCCGAGTGCTGTTACTGAAAATGCAACAGAGTTTGATCCGTTAGCTCCAGCAGTATTTGGTGGTCCGTTTCCTGCAGCTCCACCAGCACCAATAACAACTGGGTATCCTGTACCGCCTGTTACTGATTGTTGTTCTCTATAAACTAACCCACCGGCGCCGCCACCTCCACCATTATAATTACCACCTCCACCACCGCCACCACCTACGATTAGATAATCTACTTCCATATCTTCTGAAGGTGTAAATGTTGCAGGACTATTAAAAGTATGCACTCTATAACCATCACCCGGAAGGCTTATAGTTCCGCCAGTTGATGAACCACCTTGTGACACAATTCCTGGTTGGTTAGTTCTAGCGTATCTTACAATTACAACACCTGAACCGCCAGCTTGGCCAACAGCACTGGGCGCACCGCCTCCGCCTCCGCCACCACGATTTGCTGTGCCAGCAGCTCCCCCAGCACCGCCACCTCCTATACCTCCTGCACCAGGTGTAGCAGCTCCACCTCCGCCACCACCTGCATAAGCAACAGTAACAGCTTCATTTTCAAAATTAGAATAAAATCCATCGCCACCTTTTCCACCTGTACCAGCAGATCCCTCATGACCTGCTTGAGTTGCACCACCTCCACCAGCAGGTCGATTGGAAGCTGGAGCACTAGCGCCTGCTGTTCCTTGATGATCAGTACCAAGACCACCAACATTAGGTCCGGTATATCCAGCACCGCCGCCGGAACCTCCACTCATACCACGTCCGTGAGTACCTGGATTATAACCACCCCCACCACCTCCACCACCTTGAGCATAGTAAGTATCACCGAAACCTGAATTAGCACCGTTAGCTCCAGCAGAGGTAGCTGTAGCAGGAGAAGAACCTGCTCCTCCATCACCAACTGTTATAGTATATGATGTTCCATCTGTAACTGCTATTCCTTGTTTTAATAAAACACCACCTGCACCACCGCCACCGCCATTACCATTTCCACTACCTCCACCTCCTGCAATAATTAAAGCTTCAAGCGAACCATCAAAATCTGGAACAAAAGTTCCAGATGATGTAAATTTATGAACAGCATAAGCATTTGATGTTGTTTTTGTACCGCCAGTAGATCCTGGAAAACCGTTTGCAGTTCCAGTACCCTGTGTTGAATTGTAACTTATAATAATTCGTCCTGAACCGCCTGCACCTCCAGCAGAACCAGGATATCCTCCACCGCCTCCGCCTCCACCACGATTCGTAGTGCCTGCAACACCTGCTACACTAGCATATCCTCCATTACCGCCACCACCGGCTCCGCCTTGTGGAAATCCTGGAAGTCCAGCCGGTGAGCTGCTAGCTGGACCATATATTCCTCCGCCACCTCCACCTCCATAAGCAGTAGATGTGAAATCTATACTTGAATTTACTCCTGCACCACCATGAGAAAAACCCATTTTTGGAACTGAACCTCCAGGACTACCTCCAATACTATCACCGCCTGGTGCTCCAGCACCTCCGCCTCCGCCACCAGCTCCAAGAGCTGCTCCAGCTGAATCACCTCTACCACCATCATGACCCTCTACTGGAAAAATAAGACCTTTATTACCGAAACCACCATCTCTATCAGCTGCATATCCTCCTGCACCTCCGCCTGAACCACCTAAAGCTCCGTTTTCAGAGTTTGGAGAACCACCGCCTCCTTGAGCACCATACCCTCCACCTGATGAACTAACAGTTGCGAACATAGAATTAGTTCCGTTTGCACCATTTGTTCCATCACTTCCAGTTCCTCCGCCAGCTCCTCCACCACCAACAGAAACATTGTATGTTGTATCTTCTGTTACATAAAGTATACCTTGTCTAACACCACCTGCACCTCCACCACCACCTAAGTTACCTGCACCTCCAGCACCTCCGCCAACTACAAGAAAATTAACAAACCCATCAAATTTAGGAACAAAAGTGGCTGAACTATCAAAAGTGTGAACAGCAATAGAACCATTAACTGTTTGAGTTCCGCCAGTTGAATTTGTGGCTGCGTTTGCAGTTGGAACGCCGCCTTCTGAAAAAGTAGTTAATCCTACAGGATATTGATAACCTGTTGGCCGAGCTATATTTTTTTTTGAGAATAAACTAAAATTTCCATATTGATCAGCCATACATTTTTCCTTTATGTTTCATATAACCTTGTTTCGTTTGTCTTTTACGATCTGAGTGTTTACCTGCACCCGATTTAGGAGCATTTAAATGTACTAAATTTCTTTGTGTAATTTCTTTTTTAAAATCTTTTAACTTCTTCATTTTTTATTCATCCAAGCAGTAACACCCATAAATGCACCAGCAACACCAGCAGCCGCAATAAAATAAGTTGGAGCCATAGTTGCAAGTAAGTCAGCTGATTTAGTTAGACCTATAAGTTCACAAAACATAATACAAGCTGGATAACTTATCATTCCAATTAAAGCATACCACGCCATCATTCTTTGATGTTTTTGCCTTCTATTAGCTCTTTCAATATCTTCAATCTCTTTTATATCTTTTATTTCAGCGTCTGTTATTTCACCATCTTCATCAATATCATATTTCTCTAATACTGATCCTGGTTGTAATCTTTTTCCTTGTGTTGTTTTGGCTTTTACCATTTACTTATTCTCCGAACTTGCTACAATTTTGTTTTCTTGGTCTTGAAAAGCTGGAGCACTTAATATAAATCCTATTGACCACCACATCGCCCATGCTGTTAATATTATAGCTGTGCCTCCAATTACTGAGTGTTTAACCATACTAAGAAACTTTTTTCGCCTTCTTAACTGTTCATAAACTTGTTTTTCTCTACTGGCTTTTATCTGGCGCCTTTTAAAAATAAATTCCTTATACCCATCAGCCCCTAAATGTTGTAAAGCTCCCCAATAAAACATATGCTTAATTTCTTTCTCCATTTCCTGCAACTTCTGTTTTGCAATTATATGATCAAATGCTTCAGAAGTTGCTGATTTAGCAAAACCTATTTTCTCGAATAAACCAGGTTTATTCTCCGTTTCATTTTGACTCATATGTTCATGTACATCTGCCACATGACCAGCCCATTTACTTAACTGGTTGTAGACATTTTGAACATCTTGTCCTAACTGTACAGCCTTCTTTACTCCATTAAAAGCAGCTCCTGCCAGCGCTAACGCTGATACCGGATCTATCATGTTTGCCTCTCAAAAATAATTTAGGTCATATATTATGAACCCATGACAAACACTTCTGCCCAACCAACGCTGTTATTTATGTTAATATTTTTTCTATATACCTGATATGAGTACACTAAAAATGAAAAAAATTAAACGATCTATCGTTAAACCTAGAAGCCAAAGTAAATTAGATGATAAAAAAGCGGACCAACTTTTGAGTTGGTACAGCACCGAAAAATCGTCTAAATTTGCCTTTAATCGTATCAAAGGACATATGAAAAAAAAATATAAGGTTAATGCCTCGGAACAGGCAAAAACTATGCCACCAAGATTTGGCTATATTTGTTGTATGCTTGAAGATAAAAAAGAACTACCAGATTCTTGGCAGAAGTATTATGATAGTAATGTAAACGAACTTTTACAGAAAATAAAAGACAATCCCATTCTAGAACCAGAGAAGCCTAAAATAACAATTCAAGATCGACTAAGAATGAAAGCTGATGATTGCATTGGTGAGTTAGAAGGCCAAGTAGATGAAGTAATGGACTCTGATTTTCAAGTAAAACCATCTGCTTTAGAGATTCTTAAAAAATTTGGTATGAAATCCATGCACACTAGATTTATTAAGAAATGGGCTGAAAATGAAAAAGAAGAATGGGAAGAAGCTTTATTAGGTAAAGATGAAATACTAACAGAGGCATATGGTTTGCCTAAATCAAAGTTAAAAAAAATGGTCGACTATTATAATTCGGTAATAGAAGATTGTTCAAAGATAAAAAGCTTGACAATTAAGAAAACCAATGTTAAGGTATAAGAATGATAATATTCGACTATAACCAAGTTGCCATCTCTAATTTGATGGAACAAATAGGATACTCTAAAACAGAAGTTGAAGAGGGTCTTGTCCGACACATGATACTTAATACAATTAGAACTTATGTGAAAAAATTTAAAAAAACATATGGACCTGAAATAATAATTGCCTGCGATAATAGAAATTATTGGCGTAAACAAATATTTCCTAATTATAAGGCATCAAGAAAAAAAGTTCGAGAAGCATCAGGCCATGATTGGAATATGATATTTGAATGTTTAAATAAAATTCGTGATGAACTGAAAGAAAATGCACCATATAAAGTAATTGAGATTGATACCTGTGAAGCAGATGATATTATAGCTACACTTGCTACAAAATATTCATCTAATGAAAAGGTCATGATTTTATCAAGTGATAAAGACTTTGCTCAATTACAGAAATTTAAAAATGTCGATCAGTTTTCACCAATATTAAAAAAACATATTAAAGAAGAGTTACCTAAGTTACAATTAAAACAGTTGATTATTCGTGGTGATAAAACTGATGGTATACCAAATATACTTTCAGCTGATGATGTATTTGTTACAGGTGGTCGCCAAAAGCCAATTACAAATAAAAAGATTATTAATTGGTTGAATGAAAATCCTAAAGATTTTTGCAATGAAGATATGTATCGTAATTATACAAGAAATGAAACTTTAATAGATTTATCAAAAGTTCCTGAAGAGCTTAAGGAAAAGATACTACATAGTTATGATACATTTCAAGTTAAAACAAAACAACACTTTATGAATTATATGATAAAGAAAAGACTTAAAAATTTATTGGAAGTTATTGATGAATTTTAAAGTATAATATGAGAGGTTTAAATGAGTTCTGAAAAATTATATTCCGAGATATTTGAAGATTTTGATAAATGTGAAACTAAAAAAGAAAGAATAGGATTACTTAGAAAATTTGGTGATAGAATATTTATTAACTTTTTAGAATATGCTTTTAATCCTAACATTGAATTCGATAAAGAGTCCTTTCCATCAACTTATAGACCGGCAGTAGAACCAGCTGGTTTAAATTTTAGTTATTTAAATCTAGAGGTACCAAAACTTTATAGATTTATAAAGAACCACCCATCAAGAGCTCCAGGACTTACTGAAGAGAAACAAAGGAGACTTTTAGTAGTTGTTCTTGAATCTTTACACGCTGATGAAGCTAGAATCCTTGTGCATTTATTTGATAAAGATTTAAAAGTAAAACATCTCACCAAAAAACTTGTACAAGAGGCCTTTCCGGAAATTCTTATATGAAGATAGTTGTTGTTGCAGGTGCATTTAATCCACTCACATCAGCTGATATTACTTTTTTTGATGAATCTGCTAAACATGGTAAATATTTGATAGTTGGTATATATTCTGATAATTGGTTGAAAAGAAACTCAAAGCACTCACATATACCGTGGGATGATAGAGCTCAGGTGGTAAGAGAAATAGATAGTGTAAATGGGGTTAATTTTTTTAATGATGATGATGATTCAGTCACGGATTTGCTAATCAAAGTTAGAGGTTGGTATCCAAGTGATGAAATCATTTATATTGATGATAAAGGAAAAAAATATTTATGAAAGTAGCCGTAGTTACACCAACGATAGGTCAAGATTGTTTGACAACGTGTTTAGAATCAATACAAAATCAAGAGTATCTTGACATAGTTCATTATGTTTTTATAGATGGTGAAGAACATAAATCCGCCTGTGAATGGGCTATAGGAAATAGAGAAAGATTAAAAAAAGAAATTAAAATACCAGTTAAAACAATATCACTACAAGATAATGTTGGAAAAGGTTGGTATGGGCATAGAGCGTATTCTGCCTGTTCTTTTCTTGTAAATGCTGATTTAATATGTTATCTTGATGAAGATAACTGGTTTGAACCAGATCATGTAAAACGATTAGTGGAGAAAATAAAAGATGGAGCAGATTGGGCGTACTCATTACGAAAAATTTATGATCAGAATGAAAAGTTTGTATGTGAAGATAATTGCGAATCCCTTGGTAAATGGCCTGTATATTTTGATGATCAAGTATATCACATTGACACCTCATCTTTTATTGTTAAGCGTGATATTGCTACTAGCATTGGACACTCTTGGTACGGGCAATGGGGTGCTGATAGACAATTTTTCCACAACTTGAAGTTACAATATCCAAATTATACCTGTACGAATAAACATACCTTATGCTATCGCTTAGATAATAATACAGGTAAAGGTGAGTCTAATCCCAATTCGGTTGGTAAAGATTTCTTTGATAAAGGTAACTCTCAAAACAAAAAAAGATATAATGGTAAATATCCTTGGACAAAAGAAGTTGATACAATAGCTCACATTGGACCACAAATATCAATTATAAAGTGATAATATATTATGCAAGTTGATTTCACAGAATTAAATAATGTTTTTGTACTTACACCACCAGCTATATTTGAAGATTTTAGAGGACACAATATAGAGTCTTTTAATAAAAAGGTGTATGAAGAAACCATAGTAGTAAGAGATTGGGTTGTTGATAGTATAAGTTCATCAAGAAAACACGTTTTGCGTGGTATACACGGTGATGATTGTACAACTAAACTTGTTTCATGTTTATATGGTTCTATTTACCTTGTTGTTTTAAATAATGATCCAGAGTCACCTCAGTATAAACAATGGGCATCTTTCACATTATCAGATGCAAATAAAAAACAGGTTCTAATACCACCTAAATTTGGTAATGGTCATGTTGTTATGTCTGACCATGCTGTGTTTAGTTATAAATTAGACTCTTATCATAATTATAATAATCAATTTACAATTCGTTGGAATGATGAAGAAGCTCACAACATTTGGTGGCCAGTTAAAAAACCAATTACTTCACTTAGGGACTCATGAGAGTTTTAGTTACAGGTGGTGCAGGTTATCTTGGTAAACACATAGCAAAAGAATTAAATCAAGCTGGTCATTTTGTTATATGTTTAGATAAGGAAAATACTGACTGTAAATACTATCACAGAAAAGTTATTCAAGACCTTAGTAAAGAACCAAGAGAATTAGTACCGATTCTACGATCTGGTGTTGATACGGTTTTTCATTTAGCTGGTCGAATAGAAATTAGTGAATCGTATGACCAACTTATACAATTTTGGGAAGATAATGTTAATGGTACTATACAGTTAATTAAGTTTATGAAGGTATTTGGTGTAAAAAATATAGTTTATTCATCAAGTGCTGGTGTCTATAAGGCAAAAGATAGACCTCTAAAAGAAACTGACGATATAGCGTTTAATAATCCATATGCAAATACCAAAATAGCTGCTGAAAGTCTTATTCGTGATTCTGGGCTGAATCATGTAATATTTCGTTTTTTCAATCTTGCTGGTGCAGATCCAGATGGTGAAATGGGTGAATGTCATGAACCAGAAACTCATCTAATACCAGTAATTTTTAATAAAATAAATAACTTTGTGATAAACGGAGATACCTATAATACATCTGATGGCACCTGTGTTCGTGACTATGTTCATGTAACTGATATAGCAAAAGCACATCTAAGTGCTAGAGATTACCTTAATAAAGGTGGTAAGTCTGACACTTTTAATTTAGGGTTTGGTGCTGGGTATTCTATAAAAGAAATTATAGCACTAATTAGAGATTATTGCAGGTTAGATATAAGATACGAAATAGGTAAAAAAAGAAAAGGTGACCCATCTAACTTAGTCGCAGATATTTCAAAGGCTAGTGATATTTTAAATTTTCGACCAAATTATGATATTGTTGAGATAATACGAACAGCATACGATTGGCACAAAAAGAATGTCAAAAGATAAAGATAATGATGACATTGAAAAGACGTTATTAGAAAGAAATATATATTTTCTAAACGGAGAAATAACTTCAGATTCAGCAAATGAATTAATACGCTGGTTAATTTACCACAATACAGATAAAAAAATAAAAAAAGAATTGTCGATATACATTAGCTCAGATGGTGGTAGTTTGATTGACGCTTTTGGTATTATTGATATGATGTATACATCACCACATAACGTAAAGACCATAGCAGTTAGTTCAGCTTGTTCAGCTGCTTTTTATATTCTTATATCAGGTACCAAAGGCCATAGATACTCTTGTCCTTTAACAACTTTAATGTGTCATGAATTTTCAAATGAAATCAATGCAAAATATCATGACATAAAATCTTGGGTGAAAGAAAACGAAAGTATTAAAGATCGAACATATAATATACTAGAAAATGCTGGTGTGGATAAAACATTAATTAATAAAAAATTTTTATTACCTAGTGACTTTTATATGTCACCTCAACAAGCATTTGAGAATAAAGTTATAGATCACATTTTAGGAAGGCACAAATGATTAGTCAACAAAAAATATTAAAAACCAAAAGAACAAAACTTACACAAAAATCTGAAGTTGTAAAACATGAGAAAATGAAACATCATGATAAATCAACATACAAAAATTTTAAGGAGGAAGTAAGGTATGAAAACTAAAGCCGAGGTCGATCAAAGAATAAATGAACTTTATAGTCAAATCTCTACATCAAGAGCTGGTGTAAGTGAGTTACAAAATGAAATATCGGATTTATTAAAATTAAAATTTGATGATAAAGGTAGACAAATTTTTGAACAGACTGACCATAGAGGTTTATTGCAAGGGTAATGTTGCAAAAATACAACATAAATTAGCTGTTGACATTTCATCAATATGCCTATAAAATGGTTTTAACAGTTGAGATAGTTCTAAAAGATTGTAAGTCTTAAATCAAGCATATCAAGTCAGATAAATCGAAATGGTAGTTAGGTAGAAACATAGTAGTAACAACTGTTTGAGATAAAAAGTTGTCGGCGGAGGACGAAAAATCTCCTTCTTAAGAGGCCAAGACAATACCTAACTACGAAACTTTTTTTTGTTTGTTGGAGTAGTAATACAAGTTGAATGACGATTCTTAGTCTTGGTGAGCCTCCAACAAACATTTTATTTTTTATTGAGGATTAAATATATTATGATGTTTCACACAGGTCAAAGATGGTCTAAAAAGACTAGAAAGATGTTATTAAAAAACAAGACTAAAAAAGTCAAATTAATAGCTCGTAAATCTCCTATTGATACATCAATCTGCCCTCCTAGGCAGACTTACAGACATCCATCTCTCAATTCTGGTGCAGGTGTGGCTGTTAAAAAAGACAATCAAGTTTATACTGGTAGTAATATGAAAGGCATTGGTACGTTGCATAAAAGCAACGCTGTGCCTATTTTTACGGATGAAGAAGCAAAAGATCAGGCAAATATGAGAAGATAATGCTTGACAATTGGGCAGTATACCTGCATTATAGAAGAATACATTATAACTATGAGGTGATTTAAATGGCGAAAGTTAAATACAAACCGTATCAAAAACTACTTATTTTGTTTTTTAATAACAAAAACGAAAAAGGTAGATCCAGAGTTACAGTAGACGAAATAGTAGCTACTATGTCTGATCAAATTCATATGTACAGATTATCAACATACATTTGGCATATTAAAGTGAATGTGAATGGTGTTGTAAGAAGTATTCGTGGTGACACACCAGAAACAAAGCGAAAAGTTATTGCTTATGAATTATGTAATGTGAATGAGGTTGCGGACAGACTCAAAGTAATGGGTATTATGGATGCTAGTCAAACTTTCATTGACGTACCAGTAACCACAAACAAAAAGTTTCGACCTAAGACTAAAAGTCCAAAGATTGAAAAATTAACTGATTTGAATGCTCAATTAACTGATGCTTTGAAAACTGATGAAACAGTAGAAACAGTAGAAGAGAGGGTTATATAATGAAACTAGCTTCTATTGCTCTGGCTATGACAATAGCTACAGGTGCTCTTGCCTCTGAATATTCAGAATGGCCAATGGCTAAATCAAAAAATTCTATTGAAGCTCAAGGCATTTATTATTTTGGTCCTGAAACTTCAGAAAATTTGGCTTGTTCATTAGCCGAAGAAAGAGCTAAAGAAGCTGCCATTTTAGGGAAAGTTGGTGAGATTGTTGAACTGATGGAAGTACAAAGTTGTAACAATGAAAATTGTGATACGACCAGAGATTTTGCTAACACTCTAACTGGTGCTATACGAAAGATTATTTCTAGAAAAATTGAAAGAATTATTGAGCAAGGTAAATCATCTTGTATTGTAACGATTCAAGCTGAAGTTGATGAGGTAAGAAATCAAACAGTCTTTTATATACAAAATGATTCTTTTCAATTTAAAAATAATGAAGATATACAATTTGTAGGTGTTGCAAATAAAAAAGGTAAGGTTATTGTTTTTCATCAATCTGACACCGTTTATACAAAGTTTTATGAAACTACTGTAAACAAAGTAGGTAGTCAATTCAAAATACCTAACAATGGTAAAAAAATAATCGCAAAATTACCTGAAGGTAAAGATTTGTCTAAAGAAAGATTGATGTTTTTGTTTTTAGAGGTTGACATTCCAGTAAAACAGGCATATACTCATAATGAGATACAGAAATTTGTAGAAAATATACCTGTATTACAAAGGCGTGTTGTTTATCATTCAACTGAAATTGTGAGGTAATTATGAAGTATATTATGATGATCTTGTGTTCACTATCCTTAATTGGTTGTGGCACAATAGGTGGTGCAGTAGATGGTGCTGGCGATGATTTAAATGCAGCTGGTAAATATATAAAAGAAATTGGTAAGGAAGATGTAACCCTTTTTGGAAAGGATATAAGATGAATAAAGCATTAATAATTTTACCCCTAATACTAGCTCTATCTGCTTGTAGTAGTATAAAGTATGATACAGGTCTAGAATTCAAAGCGCCAGAGTTTGGCGGTGGTGATCAAGGCGATCAAGTAAACTATCCAGATTGGTACGACAAACTCGAAGCAGATGAAGATAATCTCCATGCAGTAGCTACTGAGTTTTCAAATGATTTTCAGTTTTCAGTAGATAAAGCGATGTTATCAGCTAAACGAGAACTGGCATCAAACTTTTCTTCCCATGTAGAAGCAATGATGAAAGATTTTACATCAGAGTTAGGTGATGTTGACATTTCAACCGCCAATGATATAAACAGAACTACTAAGTTGGTTATATCAAGAGTTAATCTTGTTGGTGTACAAAGAACTGGCTTTAAAGTGGTACATGAGAAAGCTGGTTATCGTGCTTTTGTAAAGCTCAAGTATAATTCTTCTTTATCGAATAAACTCATACTTCAGCAAATCAACCGCAATAAGAAACTCAAGGCTAAGCTTGAAAGTACCGAAAAGTTTAAAGAGTTAGAAAATTCTATTGAAAAGATCAATAATGGAGATGTTACATAAAATGAACATATTTTATTTACACAAAGATCCTCAAGAGTGTGCTAGATTACATTGTGATAAGCACGTTGTAAAGATGATTATAGAATATGCTCAACTCTTATCAACAACTCACCGAGTATTAGATGGTGAGTTGTTTTTTGATAAGTCTAAAAATGGTCGTAAATTAAGAAGGTTTAAATTACTTGATGAAAGAGACCAGAAACTTATGTTGGCTGTTCATGAAAATCACCCATCAAATATTTGGTTAAGAAAATCAAGAGAAAATTATATGTGGCTCTGGAAAATGTGGTATCACTTAAATAGAGAATATACATATAGATATGGTAAGATACATTCTTGCATGAGATTGTTGATGGATTTAGTAGAGGCACCAAAGAATATACCAAAGGGTAAATTTACACCGCCTACACCAGCGATGCCAGAAGAGTGTAAAATTACCGGTGATTCTCTAGGATCGTATCATAAGTATTACATAGAGAAGAAAAATTATTTCGCCAAGTGGACTAAAAGAGAAATACCATCTTGGTATACTGAAGGACTAAATAAATATAATGCCAACATACCTATTTCACAATGAAGATACCGGCGAATTTTTTGAAGATTTTATATCTAATTCTCGCCGAGAAACCCTACTCGAAAAAAATCCCCACATTCATCAAGTACCCACACCATTTGCAATTACGTCAATGACTGGTAATATGCACTCTAAAGTTCCTGATGGATTTAAGGAAGTTTTATCTAAAGTAGCAGAAGCTCACCCAGAAAGTACAGTAGGCCAAAGATATGGCAGAAAATCTGTTAAGGAGGCTAGAACAGGACAAATTATAGAACGTCATTTAGGTAAGTGGCGTAATAACTAATTTGAGTTCCATTTAGATTATGTTAATTTTAGCAAAAACTAAAAGGAGAGTATATGTCAAAAAGTTCAATGCAAAGAAAACCTAAAAAATCAACATCTAATAAAGCTATTAAACCCGACAATAATGGTGTGATAGATGAAAGATGGAGTGATCGAAGTATTGCAAAGAACAGAGAGGCTTATAAACGAAAACATTGTCCATGGGAATCTCAAGGATTAACAAAAGGAGAATGGCTTGAAGCAGGTTTTAAAAAATATAAAGAAAAATGGGGTGGTAGAACCGAAGAGGCGGCTTAAATAAATGTTAGATGATGAATTTAAACAAAGTAAGTTCAAAGAATTAGACTTTGACTTAAAAACACGAACCACAGAGGAAGGTAGGCGTTACCTAACACCAAGTGGTGATGCCTACCCATCTGTTACCACAGTTTTATCTGAATACAATAAAAAATCAATTCTAGCTTGGCGAGCAAGAGTTGGAGAACAAGAAGCAAATAAAATATCTAGAATCGCCGCTGGTCGTGGAACTAGAGTACATTCATTATGTGAAAATTACCTTTTAAACAATTTACCTGAAAATAAAGTACGTTCTTTAATGCCTGATGTTCAACAAATGTTTTATAGTATAAAACCAATTATGAAAGAACGTATCGGTAATGTATATGCAACAGAACAAGCTTTATATTCAGACTCTTGGAGATTGGCTGGTCGAGTAGATTGTATAGCTGATTGGGATGATCAAATGGCTATAATAGATTTTAAGACCTCTAGTAAGCCAAAAAAAGAAGAATGGATCACAAACTATTTTATGCAATGTACGGCTTATGCTGAAATGTTTGAAGAATTAGTACCAACTGATAAGCCATTGAAACTTGTTGTTTTGATAGCTGTATATAATGAAGAACCCCAATGCTTTATAAAAGAAAAAGATGATTACATACAACCACTTAGGCAATATGTTGATAGTTATTGGGCCAAATTAAATGGTTGACAATTCATAAATCAGTAGATATAATGGTGTTATATTATGAAAAAAGTGAGGTAAGAAATGCCGTTTATTACTGAAACAGTTGAAGAAACAATTAGTGATTTAAAAACACAAACAGATGATCTTGTAAACACAGGTGATAAATCTGATGTTGTGTTTGTTATATTGATTGTAGTGGTATTGTGGGCTTTTTCAAGGTTCACGGCTATCATTTTAAAAAGCGTAGGTGCAATAATTGTTGCACTTGGATTATATACTTTATTTCTAACTTAGGAGAAGTGCGGTGGCAAATTTAAAAATTGAATACACAAGTGATAATAATTCTGTTATTATCAATAAAGAAGTTGATGATCTAATAGACATTATTAATCTTCAACATGATTTTCAAAACTTAATTGAATCAGATTTTCCATCTGAAGCTTTAGATGTTGATAATGAAGATGAAGATGAAAACAACAACAATCAAATGAAATTTCAATTTGATGGTCAAACACTTATGACAACTGATAGCGATAGTATATATTATAGTAATGGTCAAGGCCAATTAAATGGTCAACATGGGTCAGCTACTGATACAAAGACAACTTGGGAAAAAGTTATAGACCAAGAACTTGTTTATAGACAAAATGAAGAGAATGAAAAGGCTGCATTACAATCAACTTGGCCTTTTCCATCAGATAGACCTGCTGAAGCTACTCTAAGAGTAGATAGTCCTAGTGATGAGAGTATACCATCATCTCCAAATGCAACGGACTACCGCAATCTTTATTATGGTGGTGCATAATATATGGCTACAAAAGATGAAATGAAAAAGTTTGCTGTATCCATAGAAGAAAAAGTTTCAACCACAGATTATACTTATATAGAAGCAATTGTAGAATACTGTAAAGAAACTGAATTGGAAATAGAAGTAGCCGCCTCACTTGTAAATGCTAATTTGAAATCTAAAATTGAGTTACAAGCAAGTGAATTAAATTTATTAAAAACTAAAGATTCAAAGTTACCTATATGACCGGTTATGAAACATTTGCTCTTTTCAACTCGTTGAAGCTACACTTTACAAAAGATAGTTTTGATTATTTTAAGTATGGTGGTAAATCTAGAGTATCAGTTAATGCTTTTGAAAATAGGAAAGATAAATGGTTTTTCTACAAAATCTCAAGGAGATATATAAAAAGAGAAGAACTAATTTCATTTGTCATAGCGAATCTTTTAGAAAACGAAAACTTATGGATCGGTGATTTACTGGAGGAAAAGTCAAACACAGTATATTTAAAAAGACAAAAGGTTATACAATCTCTATCTTACACTTTTAAAAATGATTGTTTAAATTTATTTGAGGGTTTAGAAAATCCGAATGATGTACTAAAAACATCTGGTGACTACCCAATATTACTAAAAAAGGCATTACAAAAGGAAGTTGAGATTGAAACCATATGTATTTTAAATTCGATCCTAAAGTTTTTTGGAACTTGGAATAGAAAGATAACTGATACTATTAGATGGCCTGAATATTGCCGAAAAATAATCAAGTATGCCCCATTTGTAAAGTATAATGAGGTACAATATAAACTTGTTTTAAAAGAGGTTATAAATAAAGAACATGAAAAAGTTTAAAACACTATACAACGAATCTAGCTTAAGCAGAGTACATTCACACACTCAAGGCAGAAACATTGGTATGATTACTGCTCACCGTGGTGAGAATACATCTGGTGAAAATAAATCTAGAAATAAATCTTTAGAGAAAGATATTCGTAAAGCTGGTCACGGCTTCATACGAGTAAAGGGCCGTTATATCGAAAATCATGGCACACCACAAGCAAGACCAGTTGATGAACATTCTTATCTAGTTGTTGGTAAGAAAGGTAAAGATGGTGGTGAATTAAAAGGTTTTCTCAAGAAACATGGTGAAAAATATGGACAAGATTCTGTATTACACAAATCACATGATTCTGATGAAGCTCATTTACATGGTACAAAAGAAGGTGGGTATCCAGGTAAAGGTAAAAAAGAAAGTGTTGGAAACTTCCACCCAAATCGTGCAGGAGAATTTCATACTGCTATGAGAGGGCACAGAACATTTGCATTTGAACAAGTGAACTTTATAACACCAATTTCATTTTCTTCAAGGCAAGAAACCGAATTTTAGTTGACACCTAAAATAATTTATGTTATGATTATGTGGATAAGTCGTTTATACTCCGTTAATACTACGTTAATACGAAAGGAATATTATGAGCAGTTTTGCAAACCTCAAGAGGGATCGCAACTCTTTAGCTAAGCTAAATAAAGCGATACAATCTTCAGCTGCACCAGCTGAAGCTGGTTCCAGAGATGATACAAGATTCTGGCAACCAACAGTAGATAAATCTGGTAATGGTATGGCAGTTATTCGTTTTTTACCTGCACCACCATTAGATGGTGATGATTCATTGCCATGGGTAAGATTATTCTCACATGGTTTTCAAGGTCCAGGTGGTTGGTACATTGAAAACTCCCTTACTACTTTAAACCAAAAAGATCCAGTAAGTGAATACAATTCAGTTCTCTGGAATTCTGGTATTGAAGCAAACAAAGATATTGCTAGAAAACAGAAGCGTAAGCTTTCTCACATATCAAATATTATGGTCGTTTCTGACCCATCTAATCCAGAGAATGAAGGTAAAGTTTTTCTTTATAAATTTGGTAAGAAAATATTTGATAAACTTTCAGAAGCAATGAATCCTGAGTTTCAAGATGAAACAGCAATCAACCCATTTGACTTTTGGGAAGGTGCTAACTTCAAGCTTAAGATTCGCAAAGTAGAAGGTTATCGTAATTATGATAAGTCTGAATTTGCAAGTCCTAATGCTTTATTTGATGGTGATGAAGATAAGTTGAAAAAGCTTTTCGACCAAGAGTATTCTTTAAAAGAGTTTGTTTCTCCTGGTAACTTCAAATCTTATGATTTACTCAAAGCTAGATTAGATAAAGTTTTAGGTATTGATGGTACTGATTTACCAAAAACTAAGGCTGAAACAAATGTAATTACAGATGATGAAGCATCTACGTTTGATACTTCAGAAGTAACTGAAGAAGATGATTTGAATCATTTTAAAGATTTAGTGAATAACTAAATTGTTCACATTATGAACATTTTGAACCCCGCTTCGGCGGGGTTTTTTTTAGGCGTAATTTTCTGATGGGTTTATACTAGAATTATCTTTTGCAATAACATCATTTTGCACATTAAGGCTTCTATTATTGTTTGATATATTGTTTACAATCATAGGTGTTTTTGGTTTTCTTTGTTGACTATGAGCCGCACTAATTGATGATGAACCTGAAGCAATATCATCACCAGTTGGTCCTTTTATATCACCTTGTTCAATCATTGCAACTATTTTTGGTGCTCTTATACCAACTTGTCCATACCATTGACTATCTTCAAGACCTCTTGCAGCTGCTGTAAAATTACCCTCTCTCAAAGCCTTAGATGTAACTGGCCATTCTGGCCACCATTTACCCATGTTGAAACCTAAATCTATCATAGCTGCTTGACCAGTATAATTAGCTTTATTATAACCAGGTGTTCTCTCAGCTATTTTTTTATGATGAGCATAATCTTCTTCAAACATTTCATCAATTTCTTGTTTACTAAATTTTCTATTCATACTATCGGGTAAAGATTTACCATCACCAATTAAATGTCCATAACCAATGGTCCATAAACCCTCTGAATCTTTATATGGTTTATCACGGTAACCTTCGTGTTGTTTAATCATTGCTTTAATATCTTCATCACCAATTATTTTTGTAACCGTTTTTTTCTTTGCAGGATCTTCAGTTATAGGTGTTGGTTTTGTTTTTGGTTCTTTTACACCAGATTCTTCTTGTATCTCTTCAATTGCTTTAAGTTTTCTTTCAAGTTTTAATTCAATAAGTCTTTGGTTTGCTTCTTCTTGTAATCTGGCTCTTATCTTTGCATCTTCACCTCTAGCTCCAATTTTTTCAAAAAAAGATACATCTATTAATTTATCCTCTCTTTTTAATTCTCGTATGACTTGTTTTCTAAGTTTTTTTCTTCGTCTTTCTGATACCTCTTTCTTTTTTTCTTGTTCAGTTTTTGGTATAATTAAATCGGCAAAAGGAATTTTTTTTATTGCAGACATTACTAATTCATACCCTTTTTTAAGTAAATTTACAACAGGGCTAAAAAAATTAACAACCTTAGAAAACATTGCTGTTACTCTTTCTCCTATTTTACTAAAAAACTCACCTACATTCTCAGCAAAATCTTCATATAACGGCTTAACTTTTTCTTTTAAACTTTCAACTGCATTTATAAAAACGTCTTTTATTTTTTGAGTATATTCTGTAAATTTTTCTTTAAGTATTTTAGGAATATCTTTCATTGTTTCCATTATTTCATCTTTAAAATTTTTAAAGACAACTGCCATAAGACCACCGATGGCTAAAACACCAACTAATATTTTAAATATTTTACCAGGTTTTAACATATCTTTTAATGATTCAAAGAAACTTTTTTTCTTTTTACCACTTGTTACTTGAGTTACACCTTCATCTTTACCTAATTCAACTTCTAATTTCTTCTCTCTCTCTTCTTCTTTTAAAAAGAAAGCATCTTGTTTTTTAGATGGGTCAACATCTCTACCTTCTAAAACTATTGCTAGATTTTGACCTGCGACATTCAAATCTCTGGCTATACCAGAGAGAGCCATAAAGTTTTCACCAATACTTTTTAATACTTTTTCTTTTTCGGAGGTATTTTTTTCTACGTTATCTAAAAGGTCTTTAAGTGCCATTAGATTGCTACCCCTAACGCCTTATTTAATGTTGAATCGTAAACATCAGCAGGTTTGCCTTTGCCACCACCACCTGTACTACCTTGACTATTATTATTAATAATACGGTTCATCATATCACCTATATCAGGAACAGATTCCATTCTTTGACTTTCAGATAATTGAGATGATTTTTGATTCATTTGACTTCCGCTTGATGGTTCTGGAGGTGGGACTTCTACTGGCTTCATATTATAAGTATCGCTTGTGGTAGGCGTGTTCATACTCGACCCAAAATTCTTAAACATATTAGTGAGAGAGTCATTTGTTTGTTGCACATTTTCAGCTCTTGATTCTAGTGTTGATTCTTGACCTTTAAATCCACTAAATTTTTGTGACAAATTTCCCATCATGTCCATAATACCTTGCTGTTTATTGGGAGAATCTCTTAATTGTTGCACACCAACTTTAAGTTCATTTACAACTGCATCTTGATCTATATTATTTTCAGATGATACTGGTGATGATCTTTCTAAATTTGATGGGGAATAAGATACATTAACAGCACCAGTTTCCTCTGTGGTTGGTGTTTCAGCTGATTGTATATTCTCTTTTATTTCCTCTTTGGTTGGTGTTTCAGCTGATTGTATATTCTCTTTTATTTCCTCTTCACTTATGTCAGCATCAATAGCAGGTGGTGTTGGCACACTATCTGTATCTATCGTTTGATCTGGTCCACTTTTAATTTGCATATCATCAGGTAATACTTTATTGAGAGTTTCTATTATGAAGTTTTTAAAACTATTAAATATCTCTGAAATTTTATTAAAAATAGGATTAAAAAATGTTTCTATCTTACCATATATGTTTTCAAGCGTTTCCCTACCAAAAAATCCAAATGTGAGAAATTTTAATATACCGCCAAGGCCTGCCATAATAGCGCTCTTTAGACTCCCAGTTTCTTTATAATCTTCAATAGCATCTGTAAAAAATTTAAATAAACCAAGAACTATTGTAACTGGAAGAAAAGCTCTTTTGCCCACATTCAAAGCTCCTTTAAGAACTTTTTTTAACATTGCTTTAGAAAATATTTTTTTAAGAGCTGCCTTAATCCCATTACCGATTGCTCTAATCATGCCAAAAATACCACCACCGCTCTTAGCATCACCAGCTTCTTTTTCAACCACTTTTTCTGGTCCACCAGTTTGTGCCTCTAAATCAGCTTCTCTTTGATCTTGTGTCTTAAAAAATTCATCAGCACCAGTTTTCTTTTCACCGCCTTCAATCTTTACGAGCTTTTGCATATTTTGTCTTAACACATTTACATCACGAGCAATTCCTGGTAAAGACATTGAATTTTGTGCTATACTTTTCAATATAGACATTTCTTTAGCTGAACCCTCTTGAACGGCTTTAGTTACTTGAGTTACGGATCCTGCGAGTTCTTTTTTCTTAACATTATCATCTTTGTCTTTCCCACCACCAAGAGCTCTACGGCCTAATACTGAAATTATATCATCTCCAGGTAAAGCAGCTGATACTATACTTTTTCTACTAAATTTACCAGCAATATCTTTACCAACTCCTTTGGCTGCCGTGCCTAGACTACTTACAAGACCGCCACCACCTTCTATGGATGACATATATTTTTTGGCAAAATCTACCATTTATCTTCTAGCCTTATTCATTTGTTTTTGCATTTCTATTCTTTCATTTTCTTTTTTAATATGATCTGTAAGTAAATGAATATAAATGTTTCTCTCCCATGGCATCATATTTTCTAACTCAGTTAAACTGTATTTGTGGTACTGCATTAAAGCGAAGTTTGTTTCAAAATAATTCTTTAATGTATCATAACGAAAGATCAGACGAAAAAACTCTGTATACCTTTAACAGTAATATTTTCTTCATGACCGCACTTCTCACATTTAAAATCTAATTCTTTTTTAATTTCTGGCATTGTATCAAAAAAGTTTTTAAATTTTTCTAAATCTTTTTGTTGCATACTATCAACAAATTCTTCTAATTCTTTTGGTGTAGTATCTTTTGCATAATACACCTGATCTTCATCATAAACATAATCAATACAATCAATTAATATTTTCATCATGGCATCATTATCATTTAATTGATCAACTTTTTCAAATATCTCAAAAGTTGGATATTTCAAACAAACACCTAGTTTATCAGTAAGAGGTATTTTATTTTCATGACCCTCATGTATTGTGGGTTCAATTTCTAAAATGTTCACATCAAACTCTACAACATGATTACATTTTTTTTCTTCAACCATTTGATTACATTTATACTTCAGATTCACCACTTCTTCGACTGATCTAGCTCTTAAATTCATAAAGAGATATTCCAAATCAAAAGATGGTAAACTGTTTACATCTATTTCATCAACAATACAGTTATTTAAAACTTGTCTAATTGTTGATACCATTTCTTTGGAATCTTCAGACTCAGAAGCCATTAAAAATAATTTTTGCTCTTTGACCAAAAATGGTCTAAATTTTACTGCTTTGCCAGTTGATAAGAGTTTTACCTCAAATACCGGTGTATCTAACTTTGGTAACATAATTTTTCACCTTTATGTAAATATTCTACTAAAATTACTTCCTACTTTATTTGAAGAGGCGAAAGTTCTTAAACCGCCTCCAATAAGAGATGCAGCTTTATTTCCTAATATACTAGCTGCAGCCTTACCTGCATCAAATCCACCATCATATTTCACCTCATATTTTTGATATGCAAATGAAACACCTAATCTATGAAAACCATCATCACTCCAAGACAATGCCATTGGAGCTATGCCAACAGGAAAAGCATCTTGTAATTCTACAATATAAATTTGTTTGACTAAATCATCATATTGTATAATTTTTATATTTGTATAATATCTACTACGATCACCTTTTGGAAATCTCATATTATTTGTATCAGATGGCATAATACATTCCATGTATCTTTCAAATAACTTTCTCTCATAGAATTGATTTGAAACTATAAAAGTTAAATTAATATCTGAATACATTTTTTGATATGGTACTTTAAAAATTGGACCATATATCTTAACATCAGCCGTTTGAAATGTTTTTCCTGGTAACTCAGCAGCTTCACATTGTAAAGCTAAGTATCTTGATAAAGCACTATTAGATGTTTTAGAGTAATCATTACCTTCATTACCACCACGACCTAAAGCTTCATTAAAAGCGTCTGATACATCACCAATTATAGAGTTTGGAAAGTTTAATATCTTTTCTATGATACTATTACCTACAGCCTGATTTACATATGGTGGTATAGGTAATATAACCTCAAATCTAGATGGTTTTGCTGGACCATCTTTTGCTGACATATTTGCTAAAAACAGATTGGGTGAAAATGACATTACTTTTCCTTAATGATTAGATTTAAAGTATTTATGCTAAATGCCTAATTCTTTTTCAGTTACAATCTTAAATAACCACCCATGTTCACGACAAAATATATCGGCAGCTCGCCATTTCTCTTGATTTATAGCATATGTAGCGGCTTCTTGTAGAAATTTTTTTGTTCTTCTTTTCTGTTTCGGTTTTTGAGTTTGATGAAATGGTTTCACTTCTATCATAAAAGTTTGTTCTTTTGTTTTTACAATAAAGTCTGGAAAATATCGGTGTACTCTTTCATCAATAGGTGATCTATAACGCACAAACAACTCTTCAGATGACCACCAGACCACTTTTGGTTGATTATCTAAATATTTCATTACACGGAGTTCCCATGATGATCTATAAATGACATTATTTGGGTCACCTTTGTATTTCTTTGGGTTTTGGGGTCTAAATCGTCCTTTATATGACATAAATAATATCTAGTCAATGTAAAGGAAACAATATGTCACTTTTTAGCTTCGGAGATATAAAATTTAACAAGGGTGACCTAACACGCAAAGGTCCTCTCTCAGCTCTTACAAAGAGTGAATACGAAACTAATAATCTAAGATATCCAATAGATATTGGTAATGCCGATAAAGGTCATTACATGGTTTTTTATGTTCGTAAACAAGATAAAACAGAAGCTGGAGGTGGTCAAAATCCTGTAAGTCCAGAAGCTTTAGTACCATCCGTGGGTGCAATAGATGGTCTTTCAGCAAAAGCGAAATCATTGACTTCAGGTGGTATAACAACAAATTTTTCTTCAGCCACAAGTAAAATTCCAGGTATAGGTAATATAGATACAAGTATAGGTGGTGATTTAGTAGGGAAAATTCAAAGTGGCATAAGTCAATTAGATGGTGCAATGGGAGGTGCATTAAGCGGTATTCAAAGCTCATTGGGGAAAGTGTCTGGTAATATACAAGGTGGACTCAAGAATGTTTTTGGATCCACAACATTACCAAAAGGAGGTGATTCAGCACAATCTAGGTCCGTTATACAAAATAACGTGGCAGCAGTAAAAGGCGGTAGCTTACAGTTTCTCAAAACAACAAAGAGAACATCTGAAGCAATAAGCTTGTATATGCCAGATACCCTAATGTTTAATCAGACACAAAGTTACGATCAACTGAATATTGGTGGCGGTTTACCTGGTCAGCTCTTAGCAGCTGGTGAAGCAAATGCTGATGCAATAAAAGCCGGTTTAGCTGCTGGAAAAGAGGGTGATATGTCAGCAGGTCTAGCTG